CCTATGGAGATTGTCTTTAAAGGACGAGTATTTCAGTACCGCCGTGGACGCGACAATCCAACCGATACTTGGTTGTGTATTCTGGCTCAATCGGGTGACAAGCTTAAAAGTACAGCCTTGGTTAATCAATATATACCGGCAGGTACCACGATAAACGATTCAGGGAAAATTCTAATTGCTGAGGCAAATAAGCAAGGTATAGAAAATGGTGAACTGGTTGAATTGAGGCAACAACAATACCCACGTGGACGCGTATTCTTTGGTTCACTTGAGCAGAATCTTCGACAGTTCTACGAAGAAAACAATATGCTCATCGACTTCTCAGATGACACATTAAACATTGCACCGGTGGCTAGTTATATTCCTGTACCAGTACAAATACTAACAGCGAAAACTGGCATGGTAGGTATGCCACAACTGACTAGCGATGGCCTAAAAGTGACATGCCTACTCAACCCAAAAATGAAATGGGGCGGGCGTGTTCAAGTTGATATGAGTAATCTTCAGACTGAGGGTTTTGATATTGCATGGGGCGGTCAGAGTATAGATCAAGCTCAAAAAGATCCAAGAATGGCCACTAATGCAGGTGGCCTTTTTCTTATTCGCTCAGTTGAGCATTACGGTGATACTAGAGGCAACGACTGGTACACAGATCTGGTATGCATTGGTATAGATGCAATGGTACCTAAGTCAGGGATTACGGTTGAATCGGTAGATGAAAACTGGCGACCCAAAGAATCTGGGGGTTCAAGCTAATGGCGTTAACATTAAATGAGCTCTCTCCAGATCAGCTATCCATTATTCAAGATGCAATTCGTTCTGAGTTGGCTAATCTTTGGACTGCCTTGCCGTGTGAGGTAGATAGTTATAATTCTGAGGCTATTACAGTGAACGTTCAGCCACTCATCAAAATTCCAATTCGCACAGAATCTGGTGACATTGAAACTGTTGAGTTGCCAGTAATAGAAGATGTGCCAGTGATGTTTCCATGCGCAGGTGGCTTTACCATTACACATCCGATTCAAAAAGGGGATGAATGTTTAGTGTCATTTGCAGATCGGAATATTGATTTATGGTGGCAATCTGGTGGACTACAAAACCCATTTGATATGCGCAAACACGATTTATCAGATGGCTTTGCATTCTTTAGACCCCAATCTCAGACTAAGAAAATTAGTAATATTTCTACTGACAATCTTGAAATCCGTAATGACGCTAATACATGCAAGATTCAAATAACCCCAGATGGAGAAATCCACTTTATTGGAACCAAATCAGTATTCCATCACCCTGTACAGATGCAACAGACATTGCAAGTTGCAGGTGCTTCAACGATGCAGAGCGGTATGACAGTATCTGGTAAATCTGAGTTATCAGGTGGGGCAAAAATAAGCGGTATTGAATTTGCAACTCATAAACATGGCAATGTCCAAAGCGGTGGCTCTGATACTGGGAATCCAAAATAATCCAATCACATGGTGAGGGGCAGTCGAAAGGCTGCTTTTTTTATGCGTTATAGAAAACAAGATGAACAGGGTGATTATAGCTTTGGGTCGGGTTTGAATGATTTCCATATAGATCGTTCTGAAGCGGTCGCTCTAGCAATAGAAACTCGACTCAAATTATGGGTAGGTGAGTGGTTTGCCGATACATCAGATGGCACAGGATGGTCACAAGCGATATTGGGAAAACAGTCTAAAAATTTGTATGAGCTCACATTGAGACAGCGTGTTTTAGAGACCTATGGTGTTGTGAGTATTGAAACATTTCAAAGCTATTTAGATCGTGACTCAAGAAAATTAACAGTTTCAATGGTTGTAAACACAATCTTTGGACAATTAACAGTTGCAGGGGTTTATTAATGGCACTTACTACAGTAGCACCCGTGATTGATGAGCATGGGATTACAGCGCCCACATTTGATCAGATCCTTGCTTATTTAAAGCAAAACTATAGAAATATTTATGGCAGTGATGTTTATCTTGAAAATGATAGCTTAGATGGTCAGTTTTTGGGTGTATTGTCATTGGCTTTAGCGGATGTGAATGCGGTCTGTGTAAAGACATACAATTCATTTAGCCCAAAAACAGCAGATACCGAAGCTTTGACACGTAATGTCAAGATTAATGGTATTTCTCGTGCATTAGCCACCTACTCTACAGTTGATGTAACCATTACAGGATTGTCTGGCACATTGATTCGTGCGGGCGTTGTTGCAGATAAAAACAATAACAAATGGGTATTACCTTTAAATATCACCATTCCCCCTTCGGGATTTATTGTTGTTTCAGCTACAGCAGAAAAGGCTGGTGCGGTATTTGCAGCCGCTAATTCAGTCACTGTTATTTTGACGCCGACTAGAGGTTGGCAAAGTGTTGCCAATGCTAACTCCTCATCAATTGGTCAGGATGTTGAGACCAATGCAAAGCTTAGACAACGTCAGGCATTGTCTGTGTCGATTCCATCACAGTCAATGCCAGATGGTCTTAGAGGGGCAATTCTTGATTTACCAAATGTCACGCGCTGTAAGTATTTTGAGAACAATGAAAAAACTCAAGATGCCAATGGGTTACCCCCCAACTCCCTTTGCGTCATTGCATATGGAGGTGACTCACAAGCGATTGGCAACTTGATCCATAAGTACAAATCCATGGGATGTGCCTTATATGGCAATACCACCGTAAGTGTAATTAATAGTTATGGTGATGCAATCAATATTGTTTTTTATCGACCCAACATTGTGAATGTGAGTTTTAAGCTGCAGATCACGACAAATGATTCATACAGTGCTGATACAGCAGACTCTATACGCAAGTTATTGGCCGAATATGTGAATGCACTGGATATCGGAGACAAGATCACTCAAAACAAACTCTATGGCGCAGCTAATTTGTATGGTGCAGAGCAGAGTCAGACTTATGAAGTTTCATCAATCATCATCGTGGCCAACGGTGTTAATTACCCAGGTGATTACATACTGCCGTTTGGGTGTGTTGCTTTTTGCGATCCTTCGCTTATTGAAATTGAGGTGACCAGTGGATGATAAAAGCATTGGTGATTATACAAAGCTCATCACCAGTCAGCATCGTAATAAAGAAAAATTTATAGCAATGATTGGGGCGGTTAATTCCCCGTTAGTTGATTGCTTTAATTTTTTGAATAATTTGCATGAACAATTCGATGTTGATACTGCAGATGATCCTTATCTTGAAACATTGGCAAGATGGACGGGTACGCCGTTAATTATTCCTGGTGCAGCACAGCTTGAATATTTTGGCTTCATTGATCAAGTGAATGCGCTCACATTCGGCGAGACTAATGATCCTAGTGTTGGTGGTTATTTTCGAGAATCTGGACAGTCTGGAACCGGCGGGCTTACACCAAAAGGACAGTTTTTAAGACATTTAATTAAAGCCAAAATTTTAAAAAATAAAAGTACAGGCAACATCAGGGACACAAACGAGATATTTAAACTCGTCCTTAATCACGATCAATTTAAAGTGGTTGATAACAATGATATGTCCGTTACTTTCAAATTTTTAACACATGAGTCTTATTCAGATAGGATTCTCGTGCAACTCTTTTTCCCTTTACCCGCAGGTGTTTCACTGATTATTGAGAGTGCGTAAACATGCCAATAGATAAACTTCCCGAGTTTTCAAAAAACGGGCAAAAAAATACAGATGGCCTAGATCAAGAAGATGGTTTTCCGGTTAACTTAAAACCCGCAAGACAATGGTTTAATTTTCTGTTCAATAAGGTTACTTCAACCATCAATCAGCTAATTGATCAAGACTATATTCGTCACGATGAAATCATT